CCCTACCTAGAAATAAGGATCATATACAGAACCTTTGGGTATGTGAGTTATTACAACTTACTAGCCCACGGATTCTTGAATGTGTTTTCCTGGTTTTTCGGGTTTGTTCCAACTGTACTTGTGCATTATTTGTTGAATTATTTTATGGAAGGTGACCTTAACCTTTATGAAATCACAATGACTAATAACAAAAATAAGAATAGGAAACAAACACAGCCAAAGTCCAGTAGAGCCGGAATCTCCGGTCAACTGGACAAATTCGTAGTAGCTAACATAGCTCCCTTCGCTGACCACGCGGTAGGAGCGAAAGTTCCCGACTCACAAATGCTGCCATCAGTGCCCATTACCATACGACAATCTTCCGTTATTATAGCGGATGCTAATGGTTTTGGAGCTGCTGTCTACAAACCCATGTATCGTGCCTACAAATTTGACCCCTTCGCTATGAGCGCAGGTGGTGTCATCACGTGGCACAATGCGAATGTAGTCCTCAACGCACAGACCGCCATAGTCCCCCCGGGGGAATGTAGGTTAATCAGGTTCGTTGGGGGCGGTTTGAGACTGACATATGAATCCAAAATGGACGATGTGTCAGGCAGTGTTCATCTGGCAGCTGGGCCAGACTTGTTGGCAGACCCCACTGATGCAGTAGAATTCGGTGCCCTCTTTTGGCCCATCGACAAAAACGAAATGCAGAGGAGTTCTGTTCACCATGATGTTCAAGTGTCTGAATTGGTCAGACAAGGCGGAATAGAAGTACCATTCCTCCGCTTAGACGACAGCCAAGATTTGTATCGACGATTGGGCAGAGTGGCTGCCCCCGTTGTCTCCAATGATCTTGGTTATGACCAAATTCATACCACAGGTTCATCCTACTGGTGTGTATATTTGGAGGGTTTGACGGCTGGGACGATAGTTGAAGTAGAGTACATAGCACACTACGAATGCATCATCGCCCCATCTCACCCTACATTTCTTTCACAAACCCCGGCAAAGCCAAGCAAATCACTCCTTTTGGATGTGGTTCAGCAGGCTCACCAGACCCAGAACAAACCGAAACCCGTCAAGAAGGCTGACCATACCCATGTGACTGACACAATCAAGAGCTTGGGCATTGGAGCCTTAACTGTGGGTAAGAACTTTTTAATCACACAGGGCGCAAATTTCGCCAAGAACGTAGCGTTACCATTCCTAGAAGATGCAGGACTGGCGCTCTTGGCAGGGCTGCTTTAAACAGCAGGTATTGGAGGCAGGAGAGGTACATTAAGACCTCGGAGTTTCGCACTTCCCTTTCCCAGAGTACTTCCAGCGGCGCGGAAGATCACTAAAGTCCAGACTACCCGAGTTTGGACGAAGCCGTAGGGGC